TTTTTTAAAAAACCGTCTCCGTCTCTGTCTAGTTCCATATCAATCTTGCCTCCTGATATCGTTCATAAATTATTAAGTACCAATCTGTAAAAAAATGATAATTGATTATACCTGCTAACATGATTAATGAACCTACCACATTAACAACTATTAATGACCAATCTTTCCACAAAATACCTACTATCAACCAACCTGTAATACCTACAAATTGAAAGTACATATTATATGGGTACATATTACTAGATGTAGTTATGGCACCAAATATCAATACGATACTTGCAAACCATTTTATGTACCAATCTAATCCATTAGATATTTTTTCTTGTACCACTCTTTAAACTCCGGGTCTTTTTCAAATTCTTCATGTAATTCTCTTGATTCTACTTGACCACTACGAATACAGTCAGCAAGTAATTGCCATCTTTCTTCATTACTATATTTTCTTAACTTTAAAAAATCATTACTCATTAAATTGCACCTACTAATGAATATATAACTCCTATTATTAAAACTAGAACAACTGCCTCTACATAAGGACTTCCGTTTCTAGCACCTTCTTGTGTATTAAACCAACTCATATTATTCTCCTATTAAGTTATCACCAGGTTGCCAATTACATGCTGTCAACCCACCTGCTTTTAAAGCATTTACTGTATTAATTATTTCACTAATATTTCGACCTGTATCTAAAGCATTTACAGATACATGTTGAATAGTGTTGTTTTCATCACATATGAATGTTGCTCTTAAACATAATCCTTCATGATTAGAAACACCCAATTCATTTGCTAAATGTAATCCTGAATCTGCAGCCAATGGGTGTCTTATATTACTAATTAAAGTATTATCTTCTTTCCATGCCTTTTTGCAAAATTCATTATCACCACTTATACCCATTACATTTAGTCCTTCATCTAGAAGTTTATCCATTTCTCTTATCTCTGTTGGACAAATAAATGTAAAGTCTTTAGGATAAAAATAATAAACTGACCATTTGTCTGCCTCATCATTCTCTGTAAAGACTTCATCTAATGAATTATCTCCCATACAAGCTTGTAACTTGTACATAGGAAATGTATCACCTACTGTTTTCATAATAACTTCTCCTTTAATATCATTTTAGTTTCAGTTTGATTAAACCTTAAAAAAGGTTTAAATTTGTTTATTTTTTTCAAAAAATCTGGCCATACAATCTTATCAGTAATTTGTTCTTTCCAATGTTTCATAAATCCTAAATGATAGTCCATAATAATTAATGTCTCTTTAGTAATCTTATTTCCAATACAATGTCGTAAAAGTATTGGATGCTGGCCATCACTAACAGTAATAACATGGTTGGGTTCAATATTGTCCATATCAATAATAGAGCGTACTCTGCCCAAATCTTCTTTGAAGTAATAGTTTGTTGCTTCTTTTCTTTTTCTGTATTGTAAATAGGTTTCATGACTATCTCTTTCTAATAAACTGCCTGACCATGCTTTGTTTTTTGATATAAAATTTGCAATCATAAAATCATCTATTTCATCTTGATTATATTTTACACTTAGTTTATGAAACATATATCTGTCATTTCTTTTTGTAAATGTTTCTAATTTAGTATGTATCATACCACTATGTTCTGTGTAATCATATTTGTCTGTTGTGAAATGTAATTTATATGCTAGATACTTTCTATAAACTGCAAAACCATCATAGGTCATAAAGGTAGTTTTCCTCCTTTCTCAATCAAATTAAGACCTTGTGCCTCTATTGTAATTTTTTCTTTTAAACTTTTAGATACATAACGGCCAACTTCAGCAGGGTCAATGGTATTTTTTTCACAATAGTGAAGAATAGCATCCATGTAAGACATGTCGCCATTTTCTCTTTTTATTTGTTCTATCTTTAGACTGAATTGTTTAGCGTTCATAATATAAAATCTTTGGGGTGTATTTCTGTGTGCCGAGCATACACCAGGCTCCGGCACTTCTTAAAGTGGTAGAGTGCCTAAACTATTTTGCCTCATTTAATTGTGGATTAACTGTGTCATAAAAAGTTTGAATTGCCTTTGTTAATTCTTCTTCATAATCTTTCGGTTCTTTCACAAATGCTTTCATTGAACCATCTTCTGCAGCCATTAATATGACTATTTGTTCTATAGGTTCATTATAAGTTTCATTGTACATCATTGAATATGCTGTACATTGTAGGAAATAGTTTTCTACCCACTCCTCGATTCTTTCTTTATTTGCTGTTTTAAAATCAATAACTGATAACTTTCCGTTATATTCTGCTATGCAATCTACTTGTCCTGCAATAGTCAATTTGGGACTATACATAATTTCTTCTACAAGTCTAATGTTATTAATTTGGTCTAGATAGGGTTTCATTAATTTAAATAACCCTAGTGGTAACACATCACGAATGGATGGTGTCTCGTTGTTCATATATTGTTCTACTAATGTATGTAGAGATTTACCTCTGTTTGCACATCTTCGCATTTCCCAATTAGCAACATCTTCGCCAATTGATTTACGCCATTTTGTAAGTCCTTCAGACTTTCTCATACTTAATACTGAAGTAACAGATGGATAGTGAGTGCCATCTATCTCATAAAATCTGTGACCATTAATCTTTTTACCTTTTGTTTGTGGTAATACTTTTTTATCTATATCTATATGTGTAAATTTCATATCTGTTCTCAATTATATTTTATCTATGTATTATATACCAACCAGCAGAGAATGTCAATGCTGGTTGATACTATTTATTATTTAGGATATACTGAAGGTGCTTTTACAGATGATTTTGTAAATTCTGGATAAGCATCCAGACCACATTCAGATACATCAACTCCTACCTCTTCATCATCATCAGATACTCTTACACCTAATGAAAAATGAATTGCATACCAAAATAGTGTACTGACTACGAAAGTCCATCCGAAGATTACTACTATTCCGTATAATTGTGCTGATAGTGTTCCTGTAGTAAATACTACTGCAAGTAATCCCCATATACCTGCTGTTCCGTGTGCTGATATAGCACCAACAGGGTCATCTACTTTTAGTTTATCTAAAGCGATGATAGAGAATACTACTATTACACCACCTACTGCACCTATTATTGTTGCAAGTCCTGGTGTTGGTGCTAAAGGTTCTGCTGTTATTGAAACTAGACCTGCAATTGCACCATTAAGTGCCATTGTTAAGTCTGATTTACCAAATAATACTTTAGATACAATTAATGCACCCATAACACCACCGGCAGCTGCCAAGTTTGTGTTTACAAATATTAATGATACTGCATTTGCCTCAGCAACATTTGATACAATTAATTCTGACCCACCATTGAATCCGAACCAACCTAACCATAATATAAATGTACCTAGTGTTGCAAGTGGTAAGTTTGCACCAGGCATAGCGTTTACTTTGCCGTCTACATATTTACCTTTTCTTGAACCTAGTACTAAAACACCGGCAAGAGCCGCTGTTGCACCACATAAATGAACTACACCTGAACCAGCAAAATCTAAAAATCCTGCCTCATCTAGGAATCCACCACCCCATTTCCAACTACCTTGAATTGGATAAATGAAACTTGTCATTATTACACAAAATAATAAAAACGGCCATAGTTTCATTCTTTCTGCAACTGCACCTGATATTATCGAACATGCTGTTGCTACAAATACAACTTGAAAAAAGTGGTCTGCCATATACGAATAGTATATGTCTCCACCACTAGCAAGTACTGCCTCTGTTGTATTATCTGCCCCTAAGAATAGAGACAATCCACCGGAGTACATTATATTGTATCCTATAATCATGTAACATAAACATGATATAGAGTATAGTGCTATATTTTTTGTAAGGATTTCTGTTGTGTTTTTAGCCCTAACTAAACCTGATTCTAGCATTGTAAAACCAGCGGCCATCCACATAACAAAAGCACCCATTACAAGAAAATATAGCGTGTCTAGAGCATATGATAACTCTACTACTGTATTTTCCATTATTTACCTCTTGTTTTTTTAGGTGAGCAATCTCACCATTGTTAATTATAGTCAGCAACCTGACTGTCTTATCATAATATAGTTTTCAAATCTTTTAACTTCTCGTTAATTTTAGCACTTTATCAATTTGTGCTTTTATAATAGGTGCCCTATTAGGCCAGTATATATAATCTTCTTCACTCTTTGCAAGATTATATAAAAAAGGCAATATCACTTTTTCCAATTCTTTAAACTTTGCCTTTGTTTGTTCATCTGTTAATTCTTTTGTAACAGTATCTTTCTCAGCAACTATTTGCATGATTTCATTCATCATACTCTTTATAGATGATACATCAGATTTTACTTTTGCTAATTCTAAAGTAGTTTCTTTGTTCTCACCTACTACCACCTTTTCTTCTACAGGTTTTTCATTGACTGGTGTAAAACCATAATCTTGGTCTAAATCAAAACCTCGCATATAATCAGGTATATCTGCCATTACTTGTTCCTCTTGTTCATGTGTTTTTCAACAACTTGTTTGGTCTTTATATCTTTAATAGACTTATTGCCATGTCTATCTGCAAGTGCTGACCTAGGATGTGCTTCTGCAATTCTAGATAGATTTTCTTTCCAACCAGAATCTTGCTTAATACCTCCGACACCTGCTACTATATTTAGTCCTGTGTGGACTTGTTCCACATCAGGATTATCTTTTAAATATTGTTCTTTTTCAGCAATTTTCATTAACTTATCTTCAACAACACCTGTTTGTTTATTATGAAATGTATATGTCGGCATTATACTTTAAAGTGTTTGTTAATGATATCTATTCTTTCTTCGTTAGTACATATCTTATCTAACTCTGTTTGAATAGCACCTAGAACATCAGGATGTTCACCGATACCGGCAGGATTATCTAGATATACTTCAACATTTGCTTTTGCTTTTAGTATTTCACCTTTTGCATTTTGTACTAGACCTTCTAGTATCGTTTCTCTAATTGTCATTATATCATTCTCCTATAATATGAAGTCCCAAAATATTGCTATAGCCGAAACAAAAAGCACTGCTTTAGCAACATCAGGTAAATCATTACATATGTCTGCTATTTTATCAATCATATTTATTCTCCAATTGCCTGACTGTACCACTCAGGAACCTTAGCAGGTTCTTTCCATGTGGCAAAATCACGCTTCTTCATTATATAATATTTGCGATAACTTCCTACTACATCGCCTGGTATCTTACATTCATCTGGCATAGCAGGTGTAGGTAATGTACCTGTTACATTAAGAGGAGAATTTTTAGGTGGGTTTCTTAATACTTCTTTTAGTTTTACAACTGAAGTATGGTCTACACCTTTGAACCTCTTCTTAAATTCTTCGTTTAAAGCAATAAAGTGTCTATACAACCAGTTATAATTGTATGCACTTTTCATAACCCATTGGGTAGATGGATGATTAATCCACCCTGCTTTGTATAATACTTGTTCTTTCATGGTATCAGGATGACGCCATCTTTTAATCTTACGACCATTTGATGTTTTATCATAATACAATTCGCCGTCTTGTACTCTCTGTACAGCACATAACATCTGTGCTGATTCTAGTATCATTTTGACCACATGTTTATCACATGCCATCTGAGCAGATACTTCTGGACTTTTATCTAATGCAAATATATTCATACTATGTATTATAGGACATTATTATGTCTTTGTCAAGCATTTTTTTCACTTTTTACACATTATTTTTGTATCTATCGTTATCAGAATCCTTACCCCATTCATATATCTGATTCAATTTTAGTCGTATTTCATCAGGATTTAACTCGATTAATTCTTCTTCTGATAGACCTGCCACAAATTCTTTATAATCTCTATCCTTTTTCCAGTCCTTTTTATTTGCCGTAATTATTTCAATTAATTTTTCTTTCTTATTTTCTACTTTGGGTTTTCGGAATCCTCTCATTGATATATTTGCTGATATCAACATGAGAACTGCAACAGGGTCAAATACAAATATTAATATAATAATAATGATTCGTACTGCCTTATCAAAATGATTTTCTGCTTCATCACCATAAATAAATTCTGCAACATATTTGATAGGTCCTAAATCTGCCTCTAGTTTTAATTGTTCTGTTCTTATACCTGCCTTTTTATCTGATAATTCATTAATCTTATTTAAACTTTCATCAATAGTTTTTTCTAATAATAATCTTTCTTCTCTCTGATTATTTCTTTCATCTATTGCTCTTTGTGAACTACTAGAAAACCAACTTGTCTCCTCTGTTGTGTTTATAACTAATTCATCCATTTTCTCTAACTGTGTTTGAGAACGACTAATAGTATTTTGTCTTTGTTCTATTTGTTCATCTATAATCTGTATCTGCAATGCATTATTATTTTCAGGTACAACTTGGTCTAAATGTGCCTTTGATAAAAACCCAAATATTCCTACCGAAGTTATAAAAATCAAAACTATTACAGATGTTGTCAAATAATATTTAATTGATTTTGGTAATAATGGATTGTTCCAATTATTATATAACCAACTTGCCATAACAAGTTTTGCAACTTCTAATGCCCCACCCATGGCATATATCGCTGTTGTGGCACCTGCAAATAAAGCTGCTAACCCTATTATACTATAACCTGCGGCTATAATAGATAGAGATATACCTGATATCAATGTTAGATAAGTTAAAAACATCTAACTATTTATAAGTTTTCTAAGTCTTTTATTATCCTTATAACTCTATCAGCGTAATCTGGTGTCTCACTATACCTATCCATAGTCTTTACTGCAACTTTAGGATTCATAGTTTTATTGTTCAGAAGTGTGTATGTTCTATATTTTCTAAACTTGTAATATGCCTCATGTGTATTTAATAAACGGTAGTATTCTTTTACTGAATCACATTTATTTAAAAATACTCTGTACATAACATCTTCATTTTCTTTTGCATGTCTATGAGGTACTTTGTTTGAAAATGCTTTTATACCAAATAGATTGTTTGAATCTTTTGCCAAGTCTGATTCACCCCAGCCTGTTTCTAGAACTGACTGTGCAATTATCATATTTCTAGGTATATAATTGTTTCTGGTCATTGTTGATTCTATCTTATCTACACATTGATTAATTCTATCAACATATTCTTCCTTGTTAGTATAATGAAAACTTGGGTCTGGAAAGTCTCTCATTATAAAGTGATTAGGATTAAATGTTCCTATGTAGTATATTACTAGTGTATAAAAGGCACCTGCAATAACTTGATAGAAAATGTTTATTATTTTATTTAATGTATGCAATGTAATTAAATCCACCCACATTATCAGGCAATCTTCTAGATGTAAATACTAAACTCTCTGATAGTTTTTGCATTTGTTTTTGTAATTTCTTTCTTTGTGTGGGTGTTAGATTGTCTTCTAAATCTTGACCCCAATTGCCTGTATAATAAGTCATACCTGGCGTATGTTCTTCATTTTCTTTTAAGAACTTTTTTAAATACTTTGGTGTTTCTACTAATTGTTTTTTTAGATATTGGTCTATCTCTTTGCTCATGTCATCTCCTTAACTTCTTGAACTACACATTTAGGTATTATTGTAGAATTACCACATTCATCAATACTCCCATCCTCTTTAAAATTGAAATCACTAACTAA